TTCTCTGGTGCAGGCGCACCGAAGAAGAAGGATGAGGCGACCGCATAATGGCGAAGGTGGACATCGCCAAACTTCCCATCATCAAAGTGAAGTTGTGCTCCCACCTCAAGAACGTGGAGCCAGGTGAACTCGACCCTAGTCTTCTTCGCAAGATTGAAGGCAAGGGCATGCTTCATCATTGCGCGGCTGACGCATATGAGGCGATGGACGCCGCCGCTAACGCAGAAGGAATTGACCTCAGCCCGACTAGCCCAGCGGACACATATCGCTCACTTGCGGTTCAAGAGTACGCATTCTTCCAGCGATACACCGACAACCCGAAGCCAGCCTTGATGAAGCAGAAGCCTCGCATCTACAAGGGGAAGGCTTGGTACTTGAAGAAGGGTATGGCGCAACTCGCGGTGCCTGGTACGAGTCAGCATAATTACGCGATTGCCATTGACATTGCCGACGCATCAGGCGCCCGCCTCGAATGGCTTGCCAAGAACGCTGTCTCGTTCGGGTTCTCGTGGGAAGTTCTCCCGTCCGAGCCGTGGCATCTGCGTTACGTTGCAGGCGACGATGTGCCTGAGCGCGTGAAGGCTTGGAAGGAATCAAAGGCGGTCTGATGTGGATGCTGGGTGGGCTGTCTTTCTTAGTGCCGTTGTTGCTGGTGCTTTTTCTGTCATAGTCACCCTTCTCCAAAAGTTCAAGAAAGATAATGCGTCAGACCATGAGGTCGTGATGGGCATGTTGAAGATGGTGTACAAGAAACAGGGCAACGTCGAGGACAAAATTGACCGTGTCGATTCCAAGTTGGATAGACACATCGAAACGCATCACTGACGAATCGCAAAACAGTTTGATGGACTGCTATCGTCGCAGTCCCTATGACACCCGAAACGCTATACGCAATACGGAAATATTTGGTCCGAGCCAGAGTCGCAGGACACACCGAAGAAGACGAATTTTTCAGAGCCTTACAGGAACTGGACCGCGCAATCATCGAATCGAAACAGCGTCGCACCCAACTGGTAGCCTGACCACATGGAGCAAGGGACCCGCTACCCCATCGTCATGGTCACATGGGCAGACACCCACATGTCTGACGGCGGATGGCTCGAACTCAAAGACTACGATGACGACGGCGAGTGCATCGTCAACTCAGTCGGCTTCCATATCCCTGTCGGTGAACCAGGCTCAAAAGACCAGCACGTCACACTCTGGCAGACCCTGTGCAAAGGTGAAGGAATCCACGCAATCCATATCCCTGTTGGCATGGTGCGTGACCTAAAGATTCTGCAAGACTTCAGTTGACATACGGTATCACCCTCGTGTAGGGTGAATGGTGAAGGACAACGAAGGGAGAACGCATGAAGCGTTACCGCATATCCAAACCAACACACGGCGAATCAGATTGGTTAGCCGTCCGATTCTGGGACGAACAGAAACGCAAGCGTGTCTCCGCCTCAGCGGTCGCCGCAATCTACGGGCTACACCGATTCGTACCCACCGACCAATACGCCGCAGAACTGTTAGGTGACATACCCCCCGCACCTATCGCACCGACATGGGCAATGACCCGAGGCAACGACCTCGAACCACTGTGCATCAAATGGGCTATCGACCGCACAGGAATCAACTACGAAACCCCAGAGGAAATGTTCGTAGCGGAATCCGATGACGGTTCAGCCCGCATGATTGCCACACTCGACGGGTTCTACGAGGATAACGGAACCCGTTATGTCCTAGAAATCAAAACCCTGTCCCAACCATTCGACGGAGAACTGTTCGACTACTGGCGAATCCAAGGAATCCAGCAGGCAATCTGTGCGGACGTGGACCACATCACTTGGGGAATCTTTGACTCCACCATGGCGTTCCATATCGTAAGACAGGATGTGTCCGCTGATGAAAAAGCGGAGCATGTCGAAGCCGTATCCAAATGGTTGACCTGCATCGACCTAGGTATCACCCCCGAAGGAGTTTCGTGGTCTTATGAAACCATCAGCACACGCTATGCGAAACCTGAGCCTACGACTGTCGAACTACCTGAGACGGCTGAGGATTTGGTTGCACAACTAAAGCACGTCAAACGAGAACTCAAGGGACTCAGCGAACTTGAGGACAAACTGAAAGCAGAACTGTGCGAACTGATGGGACAGAACGAGTACGCCACCGTCAACGGAACCATCATCGCCACATGGAAGGGACGAACCTGGCAGTCCCTCGACATCAAGACACTCAAGGCGATGGAGCCAGACATCGCCAACAAGTACAGCAAGCCAGTCACCACACGCACATTGTTACTCAAGGGAGAAAAGTAATGGAAGAAAAAGAAAACGCCATCGCGCTACGCGCAGTCCTCGACAACTACGGTGTACCAGACCCAAAGATTGTTGGCAAACTCCCACGCGGAGGAACCCAACTCGACTTCGTCGGACACGCAGACATCACCAAAATCCTTATCGAAGTAGACCCACTGTGGTGGTGGGAACCAGCAGGATGGGACAACGGACGCCCCGCCATCCACGTCGTCAACGGCATGGCAGTCATGTGGGGACACCTCTATGTTCACAACAAACAGATGCTCGGTGTCGGCACAGTCAAACACGACAAGGCTGACCTCGACAAAGAACTCGTCGGAGATTTCCTTCGTAACGCCGCAATGCGATTCGGTATCTGCCTGTCGCTGTGGACGAAACAAGAATGGGAATCACAAGAAGTAGCGGGGAAGGCGCAGGGAGTTAACCCGTCCACGGGCTTGCGCACAACTGGTAAAGCACAAGTACCTACGCCTTCACCCGTGACCGCAAACACCGCACTCAGCAAAGAACAGTTAGACCAGTTCTTCGCCGCATGCGCGAAAGCATCCATCCAACCATTGACTGTCGCAAAGAACGCGAACGTCGACTTGGATAATGCCACCGCTGAAGACCTCGCCAAGTTGCGTGAAGCCTTCAACGAACTCAAAGCGTTCAAGGATGGTAAGTGATGCCAGCGAAACGAACCGTTGACCCCACAGGCAAAGACCGTTCAACCAAGATGATTGCCTTGCGCATCACCACCGCACAGGCTGAAACAATGCAACGCCTCTGCCAAGAACGCGGAGTCTCACGCTCAGCCCTCATCCGACACCTATTGGAAAGCGAAGTTGCTCGTGGCTAACCGAAGCAAAATCATCGGCACACGATTCGAAACCCTCATCGCCCGCTACCTACAAACCGCAGGCTTCCCCCATGCTGAGCGTCGCGCACTCCAAGGCGCACTCGACAAAGGAGACATCGGCGGATGCGGACCACTCGTGTTCGAATGTAAAGCAGCGAAACGCCACGAGTTGTCTTCATGGATTGAGGAAACCGTGTCAGAGACCCGTAACGCTGGCGCAGACTACGGCATCCTTGTCGTGAAACGCAACGGGCACAACACAGGCGAAGAACAGTACGCAGTGATGCGTCTTGAGGACATAGTGCGTCTCCTACATAAGGCAGGTTACGGCGATGCGTGACCCACTACTCACCATGACCGAGGCTATTCACCGTCTCGAAGAAGAAGTACGCAAATGGAAAAACATTGCGGGCATCATGCACGAAGCAATCCAAGAAGGAGACTGCGAAGGCGCACGCATACACTACGAGGAAAACGTAAGTGCCTGGTTACAATAATGAACCTGATGCACCATCGCGCACGGAAGGTTACGCCCCATCGCACGACATCAAACAATTCGACTTCACGAAAGACTTAGCGTTCGGACATGAAGGCGAAGAACTTGTCACACAGTTTCTTGCTGACCTCAGTCAAGGGTCCTTCGAAGTGAAGTATGACCGTTTCCGCAACGGACGTATCTTCGTAGAGTTCGAACAGAACCCACGCAATAGCGGATGGAAACCGTCAGGTATCGCTGTGACAGAAGCCCGCTGGTGGGTGTATTTGTTTGCCCCTACAGCGTTCGCTATAATTGAAGTACCCAGACTGAAACGCTACCTGAAACATAACGTCGCCAACATCAGACAGTTGGTAGCAGCGCCAGACTCCGACAATCCAGCGAAAGGATTTTTGCTATACCCAGACCAAGTAAGGGAGATGATGACAGTATCCGCCTACGACTAGAGGACAAATGATAAAACGAATCGTAAGTACCGCAGTAGTAACCGCAGTAATTTTGGGGGGCGCGATGGCACTGGCAATGCCAACCGCAGAAACAGAAGGGACGCCATCAAGTCGAATGAATATCCGTGCAGTCAGAGAAGAACCACTACCCATCCCAGCAACAGCCAAGGCTCCACAATGGTGGGCACTGGCGCGTGAGGTCGGTTGGGCAGAGAAAGACCTGCCCATTCTTGACCGTGTGATTTGGCGCGAGTCACGGGCACAGGCTTCGGCTTTCAACCCTGACGACCCAAACGGTGGAAGCCTTTGCTTGCTCCAGGTCAACCGCTTTTGGACCAAATACCTCCGTCAGAACGGCATCATCAACAGAGCAAACGACTTGTTCGACCCAGCCACCTGTCTCACCGCAGGACTAGCCATCTATCGTTACGGTATGGAACGGTACGGCTGGGGCTGGGGACCTTGGGCCATCTATCCCTGAGATAGGATGACCGACATGAAGGGGAGAACCCGTATCGAATGGTTTTGCGACCGTTGCGCGATGAGTCTCTCTACCTTTGTACGACTTCTCGAACCACCCATGCACTACTGCACAGGGCGGGACAAGAACAGCACAACGAATAACCGTGTGCCCTTACAAGAAAGAAGGAAGAAATGAATACCATCACCGTTATCGGCAACGCAGGCAAACCTGTCGAGTTGAAGTACACCGCAAGCGGGCTGGCTATGGGAACATTCACCCTCGCCACCACCTCAGGCAAGGACGACAAGAAGCAGACCGTGTGGCACAACGTCACCGTCTTTGGGCAGGTGGCTGAACACGCCGCCTCATCCATCGAGAAGGGTTCTCATGTCATGGTCGTCGGCAAGTTAGACATCTCCTCCTATGAGGACAAGAAGACTGGTGAGAAGAAATGGACGACCAAGATTCTTGCTGATGAGATTGGTTTGTCATGCAGGTTCCGCCCTGTTATCGCAGACAAGACCGAGCAGGTCGTCGGTCAGATTGCACAGGCGTTCGGCACACCGAAGTTCCTGCAAGAAGAAGCGTTCTGATGGACATCAGCAACCTTAGTCTTGAGGAGTGGCTGGAGATTGGGTTGAAGGCAGAGTTTGTTTCTCCGCCTGTGTGCATGATGCACGACGGTCTCCCCACCACCATCACCGAAGACGCAGAGATGCTCGATGGTTCAGACCCATGCGTGTTTCTTATGCGCCTGTATGAATCGCCCGAACACAAGGAGGCGATTGAAGCGAACGTGCCAGCAACCAAATGGAGGAACCCGTACCGTGAACAACAGGACTGATGGAGCAGAAATCCTGATGGAGGCATACGACCTCATCACAGGCGACCGACACAAGCAATACTCCCACCCACTAGAGGACTACACACAGACCCGTGACATCTTCGAAACCTTGACAGGCGTACACCTCACCGTTGAGCAAGCCATCATGTTCATGGTGTCCGTCAAACTGTCCCGTCTACGAACAGCGATGAGCGAAGGCAACTGGCATCACGACAGCCTCGTGGACGCCTGTGGTTATCTCGGTTGTTTGAACATGGTGCGTGACGCCCAGTGGAATCTGTAGCAATTTGACTTGCTTATGACCAGCAGTGTATGGTCATGGTTCCACAATCTAGGAAAGGGGAGAAAGTATGGGCGTCGAAGCGATACCCAAAGATTTACAGATGACGAAACTTGAATGGTGGGGCGACACCCCATGCAAAGGAATGGACGAAAAGGTTTTCTTCCCTGACATCGCTCGCGGATACCAAGCCGAAGACCCATACACTGAAGCGAAGAAGGTATGCGCGTTCTGCCCTCATCGGAAGCCGTGCCTTGAATTGGCTATGGAAGCGGAGCGGTTCGAGTTGAATCGTTACGGAATGTTTGGTGGCAAGACACCACGGCAACGCCACGCGATACAGAGGTTGCGTGATGGTGGGGGAGAAAGCGAATAGCCCCGCTACAACCGAAGCGAAGGGGGGACTTCGGGAGCAGGGCTACTCAAACAACTAGCCTATCAAATTGTTAGCGTTTGCGTAACCTTTCGACACGATAGTTGCTGTGCTTGTACAGCATGGTGTTGTCTGCGTTGGACTGGGCTGACTGACGACAATAAAACACCTTCGCCTTCGATGGGTCGTTGGTGAATGTTGCCCCGTTGTATTTCTCGGAGCCACGCCAATACCCATACGCCCTGTCCCCTACTACTTTGCGCACCACCCATCTCTTGCGATGTTTCCGTGGACGGAACGACCGTAGATACTGACGGTGACGCCACCACTGTCTCACCTATCCCCTCTCATCATGTCCTCGTCCAAGTGCTCCTCGAACTGTGCCATGTCTTTGATGGTGATAGTCCAACCCCATCTGCGGACAAGGATGTCCACGACATCGCGCGCCATGCCCTGCGACGGGATGTTGTGATGTACCCATTCTTCGAGTTTGTCCATCATCGTTTCCATTAGCGACCCTTGCCTGCTGGGTGACGGTACATTTCACGGCGACGCTCACGTTCTTCGTATCGTGCGAAGTCCTTGCCGAGCGAAACGCCCGATACGAACACGAGACAGATACTGATGAACACGATGACTGCTTGGATGTTCTCGCTCATTGTGGGTCTCCTGTCGTGATGTCTGCGAGTTGGCGCAAGGCTTCCTCGAACGCGAACTGGGTTGCGTTGAGTTGCTCCAAGAGGCGGACACCTCGTAGTGCTGGTATTGCTTTGTCGCGTATCCCATTGGATACGATGAGACGCAAGTCCTCGAACTGTCTGATGATTACGTCTCCGATGTTTTCGGTTGTCATTGCTATTTCCCTTTCTTGTTTGGTGTGATGTTGCTTTCATCTATCAACACGGCGATACCGTTGTTGAGTAGAACTGTGACGGCGAGACCGTACTTGTCGGTGACTACGCCTTGGACTGTGCCTGTGCGTCCGTAGTACTGGTGGTATCTGCCTGTGATGGTGACCTGCTCGCCAACTTTCATCCTGCGACCTTGACCTTGGTGCGGGCGAGGATAACCTCACGGCTGGTATCGGTATCGACTTGACCCATCGCGTCGATGGGGTAGGCGATGACTTTCAGTACGCCATCCTCGTCGATGTAGTAGTTGATGTCCACCCCGAACTTGCTGTCCCACTCGTCGTGCTCTGCGTAGAACGTTTTGGTTGTGCGGGACTGGATGGACATGGTCATTGCCTTGCGCTTAGCCCATGCGGTGAGTGACTGGGCTTTGTTCTCGGTGATGTCGAGTCGGCTGGCGATGTCTTGTAGTTTCATTGTTCCTCCTTGTTAGATTTCGTTTCCGTCTTCGTCCACCACGGTCACGTCATGTCGTGAAAGTGGTGACCGCATATCTTCCTGAATGAACCCGTCGATGTAGTCCATGACCTCGTCATCGTTGATGACCATGTTTGGGTCGTTGTTGAGTTCCCGTATGGTGTCTTTGATTTCTTCGGTGTCGTAGGTGAATGACCGTATTGCTGTTACTTTCATTGCTGTTCCTCCCATTCATTCCCCGTCGTGGTCGAGTATTCCGCAAGGGTGTAATAGAATTCGTCTGAGTTGGTTTCCCAGTTGTCAGCAAGCCAAGACCACGCTTCGTCGGTGACTTTGCCGAGTGAATCCTCAACACATTCCCTGTCCCACCATGAGATAACTATTTCTTGTTCTCCATCCAGTTCGGATAGATTTTTGATTACGTCTTTCACTTTCATTGTTTTTCCCTTCTATTGTTGGTTGTTGGTATTACTGTATTACACCTGTTCGTTGTTGTCAAGCACCATCGGGAAGATGAGTGCGGTGGACTGGTGCCACGCTTCACCCTCACCTGCGACAGGCTTTACCTTGTAGTCGAGGTTGCCGTAGCGTTTCCGTGCGTCCATGACTGTGACCTCGAACGCGAGGCTTGTGCCTGCGACCTTGAGTGTTGCTGTCTTGCCGATGTTGGCGGACAGTTCTTGCGCTGTGGTTGTCATTGCTGTTGTTCTCCTTCGTTGATGTAGTCAAGGTCAATGCTGTACAAATAAACCTCGTCGCCTTCGGCGTTGTGGAACTTGGCGACCGTCCCGTCCTCGTCATTTTCATAGGTGCTGTCATCTACCCATGCGACGAACGTGAGACCTCGGACGTAGTCGTCGGTGTAGTGCTCGTCGTGTCTTGCGTCGGGGATTGCTAGGTCTTGTGCGACTAGGTCTGCGCGTACTGCGTATCTCATGTCTAAACCCCTTCCATTTCTCGCCACACTCGGACAAGGTGACGGTAAACCTTCTTTGGGACTGGTCGCCCGTCGTCCGTTGTGTAGTGTTCGTTCGTTTCTGTTGCCGTCTCGTAAAGGCTAACGAAGTTTCGTTTTGTGGATTGCGCCCCTTGCGGACGGTAGCAGACAAAGAACTCTCGTCCTAGATGGTGGCTGTATTGCCACGATGAGTCGGGGACATAGCCCCTAATGTCTGACCTGTGTTCCATGATTAGTTTCCCTTCATTTCTTGTGCGAATACTGCCAGTTCTAACTGTTCGACAATGGCATACTGGTCACCCGTCCCCATCTCTGCGAACTCGTCGAGGTCGTCTTGTGTCCAGTGCGAGATGTCGCATATGGCGTGTGTGTTCTCTAGTTCTCCTGCCGTTGGGCGGAATCCATCGGGCAGACTCTCCACGATGAGAAAGTAGGCTGCCTGCAGGTCATACAGAAGATAGGCGTGTTCCATTGTGTCGAGGTTCATGGTTAGACCCCTTCCGTTTCCATGAGTCCCGACACCCACTGCCACACCTGTTCGGGCTTATCTGACCATTCGGTCAGGGCGTCTGCGAGGTGTCCTGCGCCGACATAGTCGAGGATGACTGTCGAGCCGAGTCGCTCGCCTTTGCCGTAGAACTCTGCTGTCCATCCGATAAGGTCGAGATAAACGAGGAACGGGTTCTGGTCTCGGTCGTAGTTCAGTCCCCACCTATATAGATACTCGGCGTGTTCCGCGTCGTACGGGCTATCTTCGAGATAGTCCCATACCGAGACCATCTGCTCTTCTTGTTGCGTGTTCATTGCTGTTGTTTCCCTTCTGTGTTGTGTCGTTGTTAGTAACTGCGGAACAAGTGTCCGTCGGTTTCCCATACCTCGCCACCACGCTCTAAGTCGTTAGCGTAGGCGTCGTAGTCAAAATAACCCGACTTGACTGCTTCGGGGAAAAAGTCGTCGGCTTTCTGTTCGGCGTATTCTTTGACCGTCATCTCCCCGATGTACGCTTCCTCAAAGTCTGAGAAGTGGTGCGCCCATTCGTCGGCGGTGAGTTCTGAGTATTTCTTGTGGAAGTTGTCGAGGTACACCCCGAACGCCTCCATAGGGTCGCCCTCACCGTAGAAGTGCTCCAGTAGGTAGCCCTCGTAGGTGTAGGTCTGCTCTTCTTCTTGTGTTTCCATTGTTGTCCCTCCTTGTAGTTGATATGTCTAACTGTAATACACACTAGCGTATGTATCGTCCCTAGTCAAGCCTTGACGCTTGTGCCACCCTACGGTGGGCTAGGGGTTTGCTGGTTAGGCGTTGTCGGGGTCTAACGCTCTCGCCAGTTTCATGAATGAATGACGACGGGCATGTAGAGCCACCTGTATGTCCTCGTTTGTTTCCTTGTCTGCCTTATTGGCGGTGGCGACGATAGAACCCCATAGTGCGGAGGCTAGGGTTGCTCTCTCTGCCTCTGTCGCTACGAGGACGACGGTCTCGCCTCTGCTGATTATTTCCACTGTCTTGTCCCTTCTGTATGTGTTTCACGGACGGATGTCCGCTAGTCCCCTCGTCAGTCGTGAACTGTCGCCGTCGATACGGGCGAGGGGTATCGGGGTTACTTGTTCCCCTTTTCCCATTCTTCTTCCATGTCTGCCTGCCTGTCCCACTTGTCCGCCGTTATCGGGTCGCCCAAGTTCCTAAAGAGTCGCGCTTGCGCTCGCATACTCTCGCTTGCGGTTGCGTACTCCTTGCCTGTAGAGATGTATCCCACTACCATTATTTTTCCTCCTTGCAGTAGCAGGTCAATTCGCCTTTCTCGTTCAGGTCATCCTCGTCGAAATACGGAACCACGATTCCGCAATTCGGACACTGTGCGACCCAAGCCCCCGTAAAGTGGGCGCGGTATTGCGTCATTACTGTCATGTTTTCCCCTTTTCTGTAGTAGTTGCTATGTCTTACTGTATCACAAGACTAGAACACTGTCAAGCCTTGCTAGTGCCTCGTCCGAATTGAATCGGCACGCCCAAGGCGAGAGGCGAATTGCTCTAGAGTCCGCAAGCCTTCAGGAACTTGTCCTCGTCGAATCGCGGATTATCGTCCACCAGTCTACAAACTAGAGAGTTTGCCACCTGTCGGATTGCGTCCTGCCTGTCGGTAGGTGCGTCATGCCATGAGTGGCGATGCGACTCATAGACGGCGCGGATAGTCTCCGCTATCAGTTGATAGTCCTTGCGTGTCATGTCTTGCCCTCCTTGTCTCGTGGACTCTCGTCCTTTTCCCTTACAAATACCACTGTAGCAGATAGGGGGAGGAATGTCAAGTCATTTCTTAATATACTTCTGATATATCACCAACACATTCCCACCGAACACCCGTTCGCCCAACAGCCCACCACCTACGAACACACGTTCG